TGCCGTTCTTAAAATAGTCCCTTGCGACTTGCACGGATTCGGGTGTGTAGGCCGATGCGATGTGGAGCCTTGAACGAGTCCAGTCAATGTGCTTGTCAGCCTTTGGCTTGACTTGGTTGGCAATGTCATAGAACAGGAATTTGGCCTTTGGAAGATATTTGCACCACATAGCCATGGACCCTCCGTGCCAGACCCCTATCTCCACGAAGTTGATGTGGTCGGCTCGCATTTCGGTCAAGTACTTGGCATAGGTGCTTGTGTAGTTGTGGCCGTTGGCTTTGTCGGTTCCTCCTTCCCAGTCAGCACCATTGAGGTCTAACTCGTCGAGGATGGCAATCAGTTCTTTGTCTTTCATGGTTAAAATGTGATTACAAACTTTTCGGGACCCGGCCAACCGGGGTTGGTGTCGTGAACCTTCGTATCGGGCTTCTTGCCAATCCAATGTTCGGCCTGCCAGCGGTGGTCCCGTACAGGCTCACCCAGTTCCTTGATGTGGGACGATTTGGCCCACCAATAAGTACCGCCAAAGTAGGGGTAGCCGTCGGGGTTGTTGTGGTCGGCCATGTGTGGGAATTGTTCTTTTGTAATCCAATGACATCCCACCGCATCCACGCCTTCGAGCAGTTGCAGGCAGCGTTCCCAAGCAACCACGTTGAAGAAGGTCATGCTGCGATTCCAAAGTTGGTTGATGAGGGACGGGTCGCTTGCTCCCTTCGTGTGGGCGTACAGGTACACGGCTTCCTCTTCCTGCGAGGCCTTGTACATCTCGGTCAGCGTCGCCTGCTCCCAAGCGTTGGTCCGGGTTACCACGACCTTGACCTTATCGGCCACCATTGACCCTTCCAGCACCTCCTTGACCGCCTTGCGTTGTTCGGGTGGACCGACGATGCCGACACGGATTTCGTCCAAGACATTGATGAGGCCATAGTTGCAGACGGCCATCATATGTTGGTTGAGGATTAACTGCCAGTTGCCTCCGCAATAGATGTGGTAATAGTGAACGACTTTCATACTAATCCATCCAAACACCATCATGCGTCAAATGCCAAAAGCGATGCCTAATGACTTGAAGGATTAGGCCAAGCAGCGAGTTAGCGTAGTAAACGCCAGCCTCGCAATGCAGTTCAAATTTGTAATGTTTGTTCATTGAAGCAGCAGGGTTAGAAGGGTGATGATGAAGAAAACGGCTGCAACCGTCTTCCCGATTTCGATGAGCAGGTCAAGGATGCGTTCGGGGTTCATGCCTCAAAGTTACACCACAACGTACTTGCCTGAGTTGCTTACTCTTAACTTGTTGAGTGCCACATACCGCATCGCATCGCAGGCGTGGTTGAAGGAATCAATGGGGACACCCGTGTTCTTGCCCTCTTTGTCGGTTGCCCACGTGTAGGAGCGCAGTTCTTTAATCAGGTTGGTGCTATCCTTGGTAACCTGCAACTTAAAGCGTTTCAGAATGTCTATCCCGTTCCTGACCGAATCGGGACCTTTCTCCGCTGGCTTGATGTTGAAACCTAACCGATAGATTTCCTCGATGCTCTTGGGTTCGGCTGAATCCGCAACGATTTCCCAAGCCCGGGTAATCCCCAGCGACCGCAACTTATCTGCGATGTCTTGGTTCGTGAGGCCCGTGGAGTACAGCAGTTCCTGAATCAGCAGGCAGTCCCCTTGGCGGTAGATAGCGACCAAGGCCGTAGGGTCGTTGCTAAAGCCCCAGTCAAGCCCAAGGGCGACGAATTTCGCTCGGCTGACATCGATACCCTCAACGACCTCGAAGTCCTCGTATATCGCACCCTGAAGCGTCCCGACTTGACCAAGGCCATATACCTTCCACCAGTTCGCCCAATACGCAGACGTTTCGGCTTTGGTGCGGTTCAGTTCGATGTCTTTCCTAATCGTGTCGGGCAAAGCCTCGTTGTCGTTGTAGGTTAGGATTATCAGTTCTGCATCCTGTTCGGGCAGGACCTCGGTATGCGCCCAGAACTCATGCGTCGGGTTAAAATCGATGTAGATGGCTTCGCTTGTACGGATTGCCAACTGGTAGTAGGACTCGAAGTCGATGTTGTTGGCCTCGTTGATGTAGACGACCTGCCTCCTTGCCCCTCGGAGCCTTGCCTCGGAATCAGCCGAAAAGAACTCGATGACCGAGCCGTTTGCGAAGTTGTAGGTCAGGAGGGTCTTGTTCCATCGGTCTGCGACCCATCGGCCTGTCCATTGCATGACCTTCGCAAAGTCCTTGATTGCACCCCTTCGTAGGTGAGGGATGGATTCGGAAACCACCGATATCTCGGTCTTGTTCTTTGCTGCGATGTCAATCAGGACCGCAAGGATGGCGAGGGTCTTGCCCGCACTTGTTCCGCCTTGGATGACCTTCTTCCGGGCCGTCATCCGACGGATTCGGCTGATAGCGGTCGTGTACTTAAAGTCCATCCCCAAACAGGGGTTGCTCGATGTGGACCGTGTTCTCTTGGCGTTCCACAAGGTTGTTGAGGCGTTGAGTGATGGACGGGTTGTACTGACCGACCATGCCCCCTTCGATTTGGTCTTGACGGATGGTTCGCCTTATACGCGAGCAGATGGCTGAATACTCGGAGTAGTTGCCCCTTGTATTCCCAAAATAATCCCCTAAGTCCTGAACGATACCTGCATCCGCACACCAGTTCTCAAAGCCTTCCAAGGTCAGCGGACGCTCTAAGGGTTCGTATTGGGGAATAGCATCCTTGCCGGGGAATACCGTCTTGAGCCTTGGGTTGCTCTTGACCCCTGCCCGGTATGCTTCAAAGTACTCCCACATCTTTTCGGGAGTTTCAATGTACTTGCCGTTGCCCTTGCTGGTTCCCATTAGTATTCGATTTTGTCTATGAGTTCGTCAATCTTGTCCACTATCTTCATCTTTACCGCAAATGCGTTCGGGGCATTGGAATCGTCCACCGCTCCGATGCAGTCGCAGAGGGTCGTAATGACCATCATCAGCGAATCCATCCGAGCCTGCACTTGGGCTTCGTCATCCTTCGCCTTCAAGTTCCCCAAGTTCTCGGAGTTTATTTCTTGACCATGAGAGAGCCGACTTACCGCCCCACAGGAGATATGAGATGTAACCGCAGTCGGAGGTGTCGTCTGCGTTGTCGTAGTAGGTTTCTGCCCTTGACAGGTAGGAGTGCATCCGCTTGATGGTTTCAAGGGAAATTGCCTCCCCGTTGGCGAGTTGCTGCGCCCGGACCTTGCCCGTCTGCGTCGCACACTTGTTGCCGTTCCTTTCGTTGAGTTCGATTCCCCGCTTGGCATTGGCCCGAATCTCTTGGCCGTAATCGGAGTATGACTCGAACTGCTGCCTCTTGTGATTCTCCCACGTTGAGCCACAAACGGCCAATCTTTGAGCCGTATCGGGGAACTCTGCATTGGCCTCGTTGTTGCTCATACAACGACCGATGAAGCCTTCTCTTGACTCGTTATTGTTCGGAATTGGCAGGGGCATTCAGGGGGTGGGTTATGGTGTTTTGGTTGACTTCGAGGAACAAGTCCGCTTGCAGGTAAATGTATTGAAGAGCCGATTTTACGCATTCTGCGCACCACCAATTTGTAGGCGGTCGCCCGTGAGCGGTCAGGATGGCTTGCAGTTCCCCAACCGCATCGGGGGGCAGTCGCATCGTTAGGGAAGCGATGTATTGGTCCCAGTACTTCCTGTGCTTTTGGGCAACGATGAACTGGTCGGCGGTCATTTGAAGGTCCATTCCCGAATGATAATTGCGGTGGCAGATGAGGCGAGGCCAAGTATCGGGGCCAAGTACCATTGGCAGGTCGGCAGGGTCAGGAGGACTCCAAGCCAAAACCCGAAGCAGGTCATGCACGAAAACGGCTTCCGCTTGGCGAATGGCAGAGCGTAGAACCATCCCGGCAGCACCCGGAACTCCACGACCGCAAGGGTAGCGAGTGCACTAATCAGGATTGGAAAAACCAGTATATCCATTGGCTTCGATTGCGGTTTTGATTTTGGCCTTAGCCTGCTCGATTGAGTAAATGATGGACCTGTACGGGATGCCCGTTTCTCGGCTCATAGCCTTCATATTCCCCGTCTGCATGAGCAGGTTCAGCAGTTCTTTGTCGTATGGGAACGCTCCGTCCTTGGCCCAAGAGTCCATCTCTTGCTGGGCAATAGCCCAAAGGTCGTCAAGCAGGGTGTCGTAGTCCTTGCCCAGTTCTTGGGTTTCGGGGTCAACCTCGACACGCTCGTCGTGATGGCGGTACTTCTTGGCAAACTGGTTGTTGTTGCCCCGGTACAGGTTCATGATGAGCCGAACGATGTAGAACCGCAGGTATCCCTGCACCTGCATCTTGGTAATCTTGTCGGGGTCTTTCTCCAGTAGGATTAGGACGACCTCTTGTTCGAGGTCCTTCCAAAGCGGATTGCCCCCCGTAATGGTGAGGCAAGCCTTGCGGATTTCTCCGCTTCGATAAAGGTCAAGGATGGTAGCCTCTGCGTTCACTCACGCAAAGATGGAGGGGGCTTTCGCTAATGTTGCAAAAAATCCCGTGTCCTGTTGAGAACCTGTGTACGCAGAAACTTGATGTCGGGTCTTGCCCTCATGTTTATCGCAAGGATTTCGAGGTTGTGCATGACCGTTGCGTGGTTCCTCTTAATGATTCGCCCGATTTGGCAGTAGGTGTAAAGGTACTCGGAGTAGGCGATGTCTGCGAAGATGCTTCGAGCCAGCACCAGTTCTTGGGTCTTGACTTCGCTCAAGATGTCGTCCGGGCTGACTCCGACAACCTCTGCGGTATATCCGAGTATGGTTCGTGAGATTAGGTCCATGGTTATGCCGTCTTGGTTGAAAGTTCAATGAGTTTTTTAAGGCAGGCGAGTTCCGCTTCTTCGTAGTTGTCGCCATGATACACTAAAGAGCATTGAACATCGGCATTATAGTAACTTGGCTCGCAATCAACATCAAGTTCAACGAAATGATTTAATCCGTGCTTCTCCCGGAACCACCTGAACGCTTGTTGGTAGAGGGGCGCAATACATTCGGCTTCATCCATCTCATGCCAAAAATTATCCTGCGTAAACCATAACAAGGTTTGCCTTTCATTATACCAACCAAAACAAAGTTCATCAAATCCAAGCCCTTTGAGTGCAAGGGCTTGTTCGTAGGGGATAAATTCGTTTTTCATTTTGTTTGGGTTAAAACGGGTTAGGGGGTAGGGGCATCCAATGGCTGACTTCGGTCAGGAACCACGTTTGATGCTCGTAGTACCATCGTCCATCTCCGAGCCATGCGTAGGCTTGATTCATGTCGGTCGTGAAAATCAGGACTGGCTCGTAAGGTGTCGGCATCCGGTCCAAGCATTTAATCCATTCCATGTCAGGCGTTTTTGGCTTGGAGGATACGACCGAGCAGGGTCCAGTTTACGGACCAAGCCTTGATGGTTTCGGATTTGTCGGGGCGGTTGCAGTTGACGCATTCCTTGCGGATGTGAATCTGCCAGCGTCGGAAATCGATTGGTGTGGTTTTCATGGGGTTGGGGTTTGGTTGGTAAGGTTATAGGCTGACGCTGGGGGAGTTTGGTCAGCGTGTAGGCTGACGATTATACCCGATTGCGTATAGTTTGAAATAACTGATACCTCCCACACGAATCGGTCAGGGTCTTTATTTGCGGTCCAAATCCGTTGCTACGGCTTAGCACATATTCGCAGGCATCCCCCTTGGCCCGGACCTCAATCACCTTCCAAGGGCGGTCGTTGGTGCAAGCGGTCAGGAGGAGCAGTAGCAGTAGGAATCGCATGGAACAAATCTACACATCTATTCCACACTTGCAACCACTCGCTGAAAATCCTCCACGCTTCGGATGACCTCATATCGATACCCTGCCTCTTGGACCACTCCCTGCCACCACTTTTGCGAGAGGGACTGCTTGCCCTTATTGGCTTTGAACTCAAGGAAGATGGCTCCTTTGTCCGAAAGGTAGGTCATATCGGCCACCCCAGCGGTCAGGCCAATGCCTTTGAGAAAATGGCCGTTGGTTCGGCTTCGGGGGTTGTTGAGGTTAAGGAACAACCGCCCTTCCTCGTGGGGCTTCAAGAGTTTGAACAACTTGACGCAAGCGGCTTGCAGGGTGTATTCGGGGGTCATTAGCACATACAATTAAAGTCTTCTTGGTCAAAATCAAATTCCATCGGGGTTCCTTGCTGGGCCATCTTCACATAGTCGTTGATTGATTTGTTGCCCCTAAAACTCGTATGGCCGTATTTCTGCTCATACTTGGCCCACCAGTCCACGAATCGGGTTCCGTGTTGGATTGTTTCAACGATGTTCCTATCGGATTTCTTCCAGCAAAGTTCGCAGTTGCCAAGTTTGGAATGGATGCCCAGTTCAAAGGGTTGTTTCTGCCACCACTCCGTAAGTTCACGCTGGCCGATAGGTTTCTCAAAATCGGTCAGGAGCGGATAGATTCGTTTGTCCTCTGCCTTGATTTCGGGCCAAGAGATTCGTTTGGGCATATCCTCCGCCCGGAACCCGATGCTGGTTACAAAGTTTTTGGTCTTAAAATATTCCTTTGCAAACTTTTGGATGGGCCTTGTTTTCAAGTAATCCGAGCAGTATGGGGCTTTTGAGTGAGGTAATCCTTCGTAGTCGCCCTTGTTTAATTGCATTATCGCCCCATCAAATGGCTCTGCATTCATTGCAAGTTCGTCCCATTCTACAACCTTGTAACCTACTCCAACGCCCATCGTTTCGCAATAAACGCCTTCAACCTTGACGATATTGATACCCCAATGCTTCTCGCAGTTTTTGAGAAACTCAATCGTTTCGGGTCGTTCCATCCCTGTATTCGCAAAGACAAAGACCTTGTTATCGTCCTTGTATTTCGGGTGATTATGCAGGATGTAGGACATCATTGCCGAAGAACGGCCACCGCTGATTGAGGCGAGGATGTTCATAGCGGATATTCGTTGGCTTTGGTGTAAGGGAGTTGACATTGGACTTGGGCGATTCCAAGGCTGCCGTTCCTGTTCTTACGAAAGATGACCTCCATAAGGTCCTGCTCGGAATTCTTATCGTGCTCGTAGGGACGATAGACAAAGGCGATTTTGTCGGCATCGAACTCCAGTTGCCCCGTTTCCCGAAGGTCGGACATGATAGGACGATGGTCGGCCCTGCCCTCGGTTGCCCGTGAGAGCGAAGAAACCACGACCCCGAACACCTTTTGGCGTTTGCAGATTGCCTTGAGTTGCTTGCTGATGTTGGTCATCTGCTCGATTTTGGGCTTTCGCTCATCAATCTTCGCAGGCTCTACGAGTTGCAGGTAGTCAAGGTAAAAGCCAACGACCCCGAACTTGGCCTTGAGTTTCGCTATCTCCCCCTCAATGCGGTCGAGGTTTGCTTGGTGCAGGTCAACGATGTAGAGGGGCTTGCCTTTGAGTTGGTCAGCCTTTTGTGCCAAGGTCAGGTACTGCTCGGTGCTGATTCGCTCGTCGGGTTTGAGGAATGCTGCCCCGTCCATGGTTCCGAGGTTGGAAAGCATCCGCTGGGTCAGTTGGTCTGCTGACATCTCCATGGTGAAGAACACTACGGGAATCTCGGCCATGGCTTGATTCATCGCTATTTGGAGAGCAAGTAGGGTCTTGCCCATTGCAGGGCGACCACCTACGAGGATGAACTCGGACGGCTTAAACCCGGTGCAGATGTTGTCAAGGGTCCGAATAAAGGTCGGGTAGATTTGGTCCTTGCGTCTTCCTTCCCGGACCTCGTTCATGTTGACAAGGAATTCCTTGGCAAGTTCATGGGCCGAGGTTTCGGAGGCATTGGATTCGACGGCTTGGATGGATTGGTAGCGTTGGAAGGCTTTGGGGATATCCCGGTCATGGGCGAGTTCTTCCATGATTCTTGCTTCCTCCCTCTCTTTCCAAAGGTCGTGCAGGTCGGATGCGTAGGTCTTCCAGTTGCTGACAAGCCCTGCGTCGGGGTCGATGCCTTCGAGTAGGACATGGGCTTGGCCTTGGTCGGCAAGGTACTTGTAGACGGTAACGATGTCAATCTCTCGCTCTGCTTTGTGAAGGGATTCAATCGCCCGGTACAGGAGGAGGTTGTTGCCTGTGAATAGGCGTTCAGGAATTTGTGTCAGGAGGACAGTTCGGTTTACGAACTTGTCCATAAGGCAGCCGAGTAACTTTCGTTCAGCGGAAGATTGGTAGTTGTTCATCATTGGAGGTTAGGTTTGAGTAGGCGAAGTTAGGTGTTCGTTGGATGGCTTGGTCCTCCCATCTTTTGCCGTTGAGGTAGGTGGAAGGATGCGGAACGAATTGAGCAGGGGTTTCGGAATAAAGGCGTTGAATGTTGCTGACTGCCAGTTCTTGCTCAATCTTGGTTAGACGTAGGAATGAACGCTTGGCTCTTGCTTTGTCGGTCTTGCGTGGGAATGTTGTCCAAAATTGGTCAAACCTCTGAACATTCTCATTCTCCTTTTCATTGTCCTTTTCATTCTCCTTTTCATTTACATTCTCATTATCATTTCCATTATCATTATACATTAGGTTAGGTGATGGTTCGGGTATGGTTAGGTCTTGGTTAGCCTTTGGTTTCCCACCACGCAAACCTGCTTCGTATTTACGCTGATTAGCAGCGATTTGCGGTTTTATGGCTTCCCATACTGCTTGTGAGTAGCGTGTGAGTTCAGGCTCAACTTGGTCGAGTGCGTACGCAATTATTGCGTGATAGACCTCCAGTTGCTCACTTGCTTCAAGGTGCTGGATGCTGCGTTGGAACGAGCGGTAAAAGACGAATGAATCTCTCATAAGGGTAAAAAAAAACCCCGACTGATAGCAGCAGCCGGGGCAGGGGTTAGAGAATGAACCCTTTATCGGTAGCATCACTTGGCTGCTATACAAGCAATGCGTCTATTGGTAAATGTATGTTGCCTGCAAATTTACACTAAAAAGGCATATCACCGTCTTGGGGTGCAAAATTTCCACCGCTGGTCTGCTGCTGGATTGGCTCTACTTTGCCGGATATGAACCGCTTGCCGTTGGATTCCTTGACCCACCCAGATAGGCGCATCTTGGTTCCATCGGGGAGAACCACATCGCCCCGGTAATCAGGACGCTTAGGGTTGTCGCCCTTGTCGTTGACGAACAGGGTGAAGGTGTTGGGTTGTGGTGTGTAACTCATGGTTGGGGGTTTTGGTTAGGGTATTAGTTGGTATTTGAATCCGTTGTGTTCGATAATTTCGGGGGTGCGGATGTGGTTAATAAGACCGTCTGAATTCTCAAAGTATATACGATTACCTTGCGAATTGTATTCACTCTTACCCCAATATCCATCTGAATTTTCAAAGTAGACAACATTACCATTCTTGTCTTTAATATCAAGGCCTTTATTGGCCTTAAAGTCCCAGTTCAGCCATTGGCCGATTGTTTGTCCGTCTTTCATGGTTCTTGATTTTTGGTTTTGATTGAGTAAGTGCAAAGGGTTTTCTCTACGACCTCTCCTGAGGCCCGTAAATCCCTTATGATTCGGTAAGTGGCCCCTTTGCTCGTTCCAAGAATTTCTTGCAACTGAGAGGCTCTGAGAGGCTTCTGCGACAATAACCGCAAAGCCTTGATGGTGTTGATTGCTTGCTTCATCGGAAAGATACGGCTATGGATGCTTTGGTGGCCTTGGCGGTGCAGACTGGAACCTGCTCGCCTGTGGACTCGTCAAAGATAGCGGTCTTGCCAGCTTGACGAAAGGCTATCTTGAGCAGTTCCTCCCTCGCTTTCATTTGTGCTTTGAGGTCGGCATAAACTTCGTCTTCCTCATAATTAGGCGTGAGGCTTCCTTCCTTGAGGGTTATCTCTGCACCGAAGGCTTGGAAGGTCTTGCCGTGCTTCGAGGCTTCGTCTGCTACGGTCTGCTCGGTGGCCTTGATAGTGGCCTCCAAAGCCTTGACGATGGCCTTCAGTTTGATGTGGGCCTCGATGGGATTGACCTCGCCATCATTGATTCGGTCGGTCAGTTGCTGGGCGATTTGGGCTATCTCTGCCTTGCAGATGTCGCTCTTGGGGATGGTGATTAGGGTTGGGTAGGTCATGGCTTGGATTTGAAGGTGTCGAAGATTTGGTTGAATAAACCAGCCCAAGGAAATCCCAAGGCTTGGGATAAAGTGATGCACTCATCAACGGTTAGGTGGATGACAACAATTTTCTCGGTCAAGGCTTTTATCAAGCCCTCACCAAGGGCCGGGTACTTTTCTTTGTACTCAAGGAGTTTCTTAAACTCCTCGGCATTCATTTTTTCAAGTAGGTTCATGATTTCGCAAGTTGGTTTTGGATGAATTGAATGCCTTTCTCGAATCGGGCAGGGGTCATGTGGTCGATGTCCTTCATGAACTTCGCCTGCTGCTCCTTTGGGAGTTTGTCAAGCAATGCAAGGAAGTCGGCCTTGAGCGTTGCGGTGGTCAGTTCGTCGTAGGAAGGGACCAGTCCGAGTTTGTCGTTGAGGTCCCCAAGGCCCTGCTGGGCAATAGCCATCTGAACCTCGTTGGACGATGCGATGCTTGTTTCGATTCCAATTCCGATGCAGGCCAAGGCACGGCCCCAAGCAGAGGTTTCGCAGTTCTCGACGTAGGAGGTCTTGTTAATCATACTGGAAGTCCTGTCCTCGGAGGCGTGGCCCGTAGCACGGATGCGGCCCTCGTTGTCCCGGATAACTGCACGGACGCAGCAGCGGTCGGGTTGCAGGTCAATGAGTTCGGATTCCAACGACCAGCCAGCGTAGGCCGATTCGTTGCGGAAGTACAGGAGGCGTTGGTTGACTTCGACGTAGTCCTTGCCTTTGATGTTGGTGGTTTTAAATTTGTGCATGGTTTTGAGGTTTAGTTGTTGATGAGTGCGAAGATGAATCTGCCGAAGAAGGCGATGCCGGTCATGGTTGCCAGCATGATGTAGCCCGTAACGAGGGCTGCTTTGAGTTTGGCTTGGGTTTCGTGGTTCATGGGTTTGAGGTTTGAGGTTTAAAGAATGTCGTTTTTAAGAAAGGCCGAGTTGTCATATACAAGTAGCGTATTTTTCTCAAGGCTACCATTGATAGACCAAATGTTTGCAAAACTTTCGGAACTTAAAAGTTCTATCGCTTGCATTGGCTCTTTGTCGTCGCATCCATCTATCGCAATCGTTGTGTAGTGCGGATTAGATGCAATGTGGTTGATTAGTTGAAGGGTTGTTAACATGGGTTTGAGGTTTGGTTTGTAAAGCAAAGATAATGCAGTCCAAACCATTTTGTGCCACCTCGTAGCAAAAAAATTATTCATCCCCCGTTTTATTGCGATTTAAGCCTATTTCCATACATTTGTACAAACCTAAGCCATGCCCGAATACCACTCCCTTCGACCTGCCAAGGCCCTCACGAACGCCTTGGAACGGCTGATGATAGCCATCGACAACGCTGACCTTGAAGGCAACCACGCCCTGCTGCTTGAATATCGGAAAGCCTGCGAGTTACTCGGCTATGACCCGGCCATGGCTCAATGGAATGGGACCAAGGAGGTCCACCTATCCAGCGGTCCCGATGTTGCCGACCCTGTTGCGGTCAACTACTTCCACAAACTAAACCCCGAAGAATGAGAACCATCACCCACCTCGTCGTCCATTGCACGGCTACCCCGAAGAACACGACCATCGCCAGCATCCGCAAGCATTGGAAGGAGGCCCTTGGATGGAAGTCCGTTGGCTATCATTGTATCATTGATTCGATTGGGAACGTAACGGTCTTGGCTCCTGATAGTGCCATCACCAACGGAGTTCAGGGGCATAACGCTACGAGCCTCCACGTGAGTTATATCGGAGGCAAGGACAAAGATGACCGAACTATCGGCCAGCGTCAAGCGATTGCCGTGGTGCTTTTAGATTGGCTCAAGAAGTACCCCAAGGCCCGCATCATCGGACACAGGGACTTTCCGGGCGTTACCAAGGCCTGTCCCCAGTTTAATGCAGAGAAAGAGTACGGTTACCTATACCTGACCGCTGCCGGTGTAGAACCTGTCGCAGGGGGCGAAGGAAGCAAAGACCTGTAATTCGGGACCTCTTCGGTCCTTGCCTACAAACCTGCCTGCTTCGAGGGTCATCCAATATCCGCCCAAAGGCTTCGGGCCTCTTCCACGCTCAACGTGAAAGCCCATGTACCCGTCGGCCCATTCTTCTTTGTACGTTGCCGTGCGGACTTGGTGAACAGGTTTCTGCAAGATTTGGTGAGTCGTACGAACATAGCGGTTGACGATGTTTTGATGGTAGTAGAGTTCGTGAACGTGGCCCTGCCAAGTGCAGTCGTAGCTCTCAATGCTCGCAAGGATCCGTTGGTCTTGGATGACTCCCTTGGTTACGGGTCCACCGCCCCCGGAGCCGTGATAGTAGTGCATAATGAAGTTGCAGCGATGGTCCGGGTCGTAAATCATCTTGAAGTCTAAGACACCGCCATAGCCCCCGACTTGAATGTCGGTCTTGCATGAATGGTTGAGGATGGTTGCGAAGCGAAGCAAGATGTCCGTTTCTTGGTGTTGGATAATGGAGGTTTCGTGGTTGCCATATCCAAGGACCAGCAGGAGGTCTGCATAGGGTCGGAACCATTCAACGGCCGTGTCAACGATGGAGTCAAGGTATCGCCCGTTGTTATGCTCTGGACGGATGTCGTCCTTACTCCTGCGAGGGTCTCCACGCCCATTCATCAAACAAAAAAAGTCCCCATTTACGAGGACTTTCGCACCCCTGCGTCTTGCTTCTTCGAGGTGGTTGGTTAACAAGGCCCTGTCGCACTTAGGGTTGTCCCAATGCAAGTCAGAGAGCAAAAGAAATTCTTGGGTACGTCCGCACTCAATGGCGTGGACGTTTTTGGAATGCTTAGTAACTTTCATACGAGGTTTTTCAGTTTGGCATTCTCGGCTTGGAGTAGATGGATGGTATGCTCCATTTCCTCAAGTCGTTGACGCAAACTTACCACCTCGTTTCTAAGTTGTGTTAATTCTTTGTTTTGTGACTCGCTGGTAGCCTGCCACATAGCGAGGACCGCTTGGGCTTGCCTGACTTGCAGGGAGTCCGATTCGACACGGCCCTTGGTGAACCAAGCGACCGCTCCACCGACGATTGCTGCCACGCTCCCGACGATGGTGGTTTCGATTAGGTTCACTCCTTACCCTTTGTCTTATCCAAGGCCATCCAACCAACTGACAACAAGGTCAATACGGAACCGATGATTTCGGTAAGGGTCGCTGAATCAATGATACCTTTGGCAACAAGGGTTCCACCGATGAAGGTTAACAGGTGGCGAAGTAAAGCGATGACTGCTGATTTCATTAGGGGTAGTTTAGGGGTTTCAGGGTTGCGTTTGCGGAAGAGTTTCATAGCGATTTGTGTTGGTGGTAGTCCTCGGTGTACTGCTCGTCCCATCCGAGGAAGGAGTGAACACCGCAAGGTTCGGGCCAAGTTTCGTACTGGGTGGCATCTTTAGGTGCGTCGCCCTCCCAAAGGATGTCGTAGCAGATAAAGCCATCCAAGACACCGAGGGCCACCGCAGCGGTGGTGCCTGTGCATAGAGCCAGCACCTTGTCAGCGTCGGCCTGCTTGGGGAATGCGTACTTGCGGAAGGTAGCCATTAGGGGTTCGTAAGGGCAGCGAGTTGTTGCAAATCGACCCACATAGTATCGCCATTATCGGCCATCAATAGTGCGCCTTCATTTGTTTCGTGTAGGATTATCATAGCGTTGTAAGGGCAGCGAGTTCAGCGTTGGTGAGGCGGGTGTTGTAGAGGGCGGCGGCACGGTATCTGTTTATTGCAGTAGGTGCGGCAAACGCAAACGAAGACAACCCCAAGCCTATTGATGGCAACAAAGAAGAAAATGTAAAAGCAGTTGAACCTGATGCAACAAAAGAACCATTGACATAAAGGGCAGAATCCCCTCCTTTGTAAGCGATTGCGGCTTTAATAGCATTACCCGTTAAAGCCTGAGTAAAAGAAACAACAGAACTGTTATTAGAGCGTACGACTGCTTGTAAGTTTGCGCCATTTTTGCCCAAATAAACAAAGTCATCAGCGTTTACTCCATCACCAATAATTAAAAAATTAGCCCCCGTCCCTGCCGAATCTGCTTGCATTTCAAGATAAATCGTCCCCTCCGTCTGCCCGATGGACCCGCTGACTGCGCCTGATAGGGTGATAACGTCTGCGTTGCGGGTTACCGCTGCGGCAGTTGTGGGGATGTAGGAGGTTGCGATGGAGCCGGTTTCTACCTGTGCGCCAAACACATTAACGCTATTCCCATTGTCCGATTGAACAACAACACTACTCATTGTTCCGTTGCTCGTATTTACCCGTATGTTGCCTGTAACCGACAAACCAAGCAAAACACGCATGGAACAACGATACCATCCATTGCCGTAATTTTCTATATTGTGTGCTTGCAAGGTATAACCGCTTCCAACGCTTCCGCTTACTGAAAATGCCCCAGTTGAAACATTCCAAATAACCGCAACGCCACTTGCAACGCCTCCGTTCTCCATCGTCATTCCGAAGAATCCATTGCCGGCTTTTGCAAAACAAGAATAGGTGTAGGTTGTACCGCTAACAAAACTAAAGGTCTGAACGACTCTCGCTGAACCGCTTGCAGTTGCGGTCAATAAGTCCGCAAGATTTGTGCCAAAAGGGTCGGTGGTTCCTGTAACATTTGCGGAAACCGTTACATTAGTGGGCGACCAAGTTGTCGTAAAGTCCTGACTCTGCAAAGCGGAGTTCTGCGCACTCGGCTCCACCAACAACGCAGGGCAGCCAGCCGTTCCTCCGCTGGTATAGTAGTCCAAGCGAGGCACACCGCTTGCAACGCTCTCAATCAAGCCAGCCGAATTGAATCGGGTCGCAGTAGTTGCACGGGTAACGTTGAAGTCCCCCGATGAACCGAGAACAACCCCAGCCGAAGTCGTAGCGATTTGTGTGTAGAGTTTCCCCGTCTTAAAGCGAGCAGGGACGATAAGGAGTGATGGGCTTGCAGGCATCTGCTATGCGTTTAAAAGATTATACATTCGGACTTCGAGGCAGTTGATGAAACGAACCTCCGCAGCGTCAGCCGTGTCGGTGTTCGCCCGTTGCATAAACGGCAGCCAAGAGTTGGAATAAAAGACGAAGAAAGCGTAAGATTGGAAGGAGTTAAGGAATCGGGTTTGGAGGCATCCATTGACCGCAGCCTCGGCAGGCAAAGCCCCGTCAGCGTCTGCACGTTGGTTGAAGGCAAGCCAAAATGGATTGCCACCGCCAAGCAGTTGGTTTGTTGGATAGCCGTAGCCGTAACCTATCAGCATTGCTTACAGGAATGTGAAACCGATAACCGAACCGACCGAAGGAGTAACCGCAGTAATCTTGCCGCCATTGCGACCGCTGATTACGATGCCAGCGGATATGGAAGCCCCCGAAAAGTTGTAAGCGGTTAGCAGGTTTTCACTTCCAGTTCCTGTTAAAGTTGTGAAGGTCGCAGCGGTGTTGACTACAAGGAAGTCGTAGTTTTTACCGGTAACGGTTCCATTGATAAACTCCATCGTACCACCTTGGCCGAGCATTTGTTGCAATATGGGTGTAGGCATTTTTTAGCGTTTAATTGTAAATGTCTTTTATGTGGGAATTTCACAAACCGAGTGAGAGTAAGGAATCTCAAAAGTCATCGTCGCCTGCCAGCCTGCCGTGCGGTCGTCCCGGCTCTCTACGAAGCGTGTAAGCGATACGCTGGATGAAAGGGTCCAGTCCTCGCTTGGGTCGTTTGTAAGGGCTGATATGAAGTCCTGTGCTATCTGCAACTGGTCGCTTAGTACCTCGTCCTCGTTATCCTGCCAACCCAGCGTAGGGCTGCCTGAAACCACTCCGCCCATCGGCTTAATGGACTCAACTCTATCACTAAAATATACCCCAACCACCAAGTCCAAAGTGCCAGCGTCAGTAGTTGCTGACTGAACGTCCGCAAAAACGAGCGGATAGACGATTCGCTCACGGCTTGGGGTTCGTAGGTTGATGGTGTTGTCCGTGCCTACCGCAAGCGGGTCGCCCGTCCCGAACGAGTTGACCTGTGGATGAGCATTTGCAAGGTCCAGCAGGGCTTGCTTGATTTTTATCCAAGACATAGTTTTGCAGTTTCAGTATGTTCTTCTTGTGTGCGCCCATCGTTAGCAGTCATTACACGCCCCGAATTGACCGTAGGGGTAGGGGTAATCCAAGTTGCTGATTCCCATCCTCCTGTTGCGGTCCAAGACCATCCCGGTGCGGTAGTTGGTAGCGTTCGGGTAGATGGTATCCAAAGCAGATGGAGGCGAGTTCCAAAGAGGGTAGGAGTTGCGGTTCTCCATTAGGTATCGAGTAATCCGTTCGGAGTACCACTCGGCATCGTTCTTGACCTTATCGGTCAGCCGGGTGATTTCTTCCATGCTCATTTGGGAGGATTCTTCGCTCGTTCTACGGACCATGCCCTTGTTCATGTACTTAAACGCAAGAACCATGGGTAGTTCGTAGTAGAGCCACTGAATCATAGCCGGCTGGATGTAATCCTCCAGCAGCGTTTGGTTCAGGGCAGAGGTTGAACCGCTGACGACCTGCGTAACCAATTCCCCATACAATGGAGAGCCAACGATGGGCTGAATCCGCATCTCCTGCACCTTGACAACCGTTGGACGGATTTGGGTGTAACTGACGTTCTCGTTAATGATGCTATTGTCCAGTAGCGTTTCTTCGCTTATGAATAGTGCCTTCATGCCTTCGTAATTTTATTGCCTTTACGGATTACCAACTGCTGCTCCCATACGTGCCTGCATTGTGGCCTGTTCACTCCGCTGGGCGTGTGATACCAACCGCCTCTGCGATTCCAAACGGAATACCCCATGATTGCAGAAATCCCGTCGATGTCCTCCCTCGTGTAGACCTTGCCCTGCCCGGCTAAGTCAAGCATCACCTTGCAGAACTCACGGCTGGAGCCTTTGTCTTTGTTGCTGAACCCTGTCGCCCATGCGTACTTGTAGCGGACCTCCAAGACTGGCTCGGCAACTTCCTTCACGTTCTTGGGAAGGTTCTGCTCGGCTATCTTGTCCACGGCCCGGCTGATAGGGTAGCGGTCCTTGGTAATCAAGTAGGCGACCCGCTTGGCGACCTTCGCCTTGCTGACCCCGAACTCCTTGGCCATTTCTTCAACCGATGCGTCCCTGTTCTTCTTGCGGTAGGCTTCAATCTTCAGGTCCAACTCTTTCTCTTCTTCGCCCAGTTCGGCAAAGGCCAAGCGGATGTTTTCGTCGATGTTGGTGTCAAACCGCATCGGCTTGGAGTGCATGACGTGGTAGTCGTCGGCATGGCATCCGAACTTGCTTGCAACCACTTCCAAGACCTTGAACTCTTCGTCGCCCCATCCGTAGTCTTCGTCGTCATCTTGGCCCCAAGTCGGTTCGCTGAACTCTTGGGACTGAACGCCCAGCATCGTGTCAATCTCTTGGGCTGATAGCCCAAAGCCTGCTGACAACATGGTCCGTGCCATCTCCAACGTGATTTTCTCCTGCATATACTGCCTGACGATACGCATCAAGTTTTGATACTCCCTGCCCGATAGTTTCTTGATGTTGTCGTTGCTCTGCAATGCTTCCACGGCTTGCGGTTGCTCGTCGGGTTGGGGATTAGGTCCAACCACGTCGGCAGGCTTCTCAAGAGGTTGCAGACCTGCTTTCTCACGCAGTTCATCTTGGGTCATAATCTGCAAGAGGGCTTGTTCGCTTAGTCGCTCCGTGATGGGTTCCACAGGTATCAGTTCCATCCCTTCGACTCCGTTGAACGAGCCGAGGTAATTAATCATCCGCTCCACTTTGCGAACCCGGTCGTTGACGTAGGTGGCCTTGAATAGTTCGTATGCTTCGACCAATTCGTTGCGTCCACCCAATTGGCCTTCGGTCTTGACTCCGAATAGCATGGGGTTGGTTACACGGTGTGCGATGAATATCTCCTGCTGAATGGCTTTGTTCAAAATCTCGAACTGCTTATCCATGTCGCTCGGAGTGAGCGGTTCAAGTGTTGGGGCCTTGGCTGCATCGTCGTTGAAGGTTACAACAAAGCGACCAGCGTTGTCGGTCCCTGAAAACTTGCGTTTGATTTGCCTCTCGATGTCGCCCTGCTCTTCGGGTGTTGGGATCCCGTTGTTGAAGTTGATCAAGTATCCCCCCCAAAAGTTGTTGCGCAGGTTGTTGTTGTGGAAGTTCGCCACTTGCACGTCTGCCTCAATCCAAGCGTTCCCTCCGATGTATTCGGGGAGCGGGTAGTGCTTCACGCCTGCTGCGTACACACGATAGTAGAACAACTGCTTTCCGAGGCGGTTCTCCGGGTCGATGGCAGGGATTTTCTCGATGTCCCCGACCTTGGGGAACAACTGCATCATGTCGTCGTTGTACCAGTCAGCCACCTGAAACATCTTCTCCTCCTTGTCAACCCTGATTTTTTCAAACGGAACGTGCTCCATCTTGGCGATGGTCCCAAGTTTGGACCAAGTAACTGCGACCGCAAAGCCGTTGAAAATCTCCAAGTCCAAGACCAGTTTCTCCGTGATGTCGTTCAAGTCCTCGGTGCTGGACATTCCGTCGAAAAACTTGATGAACCGGGCTTGTTGCTCCACGGTCAGGTTGTCGCCTGCCTGCCAGCCTCCGCCCATGATGTAATTCACTTTCCCATTCACGATAGCGTTGTGTTTTGACGACCTGCGATAGTTGTCAAGCAGGTAGTATGGGTACTCGTTGGCAAAGCCGTAGGTGATGTACTTGCCGGAGCGGTTCTCCAGCATCACGGGGACCTTATGCTCTATCCCCAACCATTGGGTGAAGTGTTGAGTAGATTTATTACTCATAGCGTGTGGATGGTAAATGAAAGCGCTGAAATCGTGATACTTGCACCGCTATCGATTGCGTTGATGTAGATGGCAAATTCATCATTGACTGCACCCGTAACGTAGGCCTCCGTGTAAATCGCATGGCCGTTCGTGTGAGCCGTTGTGATGTCAGTCATTGACTGGTCAATCGTTGTGCCGTTCTTGGCGATGTAAACCTTGATTTGGTTGTTGTTATTCTGCGCCAAGACCATGGACGCAGCGATGCGAAGGGTCGCCCCCGTTGTGCCTGTGTAGGTCAGCGAGTTGGTAGTCCTTGAAAAGTTGTAGGTTGACAAAACGCCTGATACCATCGCACTTGTCAACTTGACTCTTTGCCCCTGCGTCGGAGTGAAAGCCGTGTTGGTGTCTATGTAAAGGTTCGCAAATCCCCGCTCTCGGTTAAGCGTTGCGGTATCGGCAAGGTCGTCGAATAGACCGCCTACACGGGATGCGGTGTTTGCTCCGGCAGCGGTTTCGTTGGTTATCGTTAATGCACTCGCTTGGAGTTGACTTCGTGTTTGTACGCTCATGCGAAGGATTGGTCAAAGGTTGAATCGAATACCCTCACGCTGGATGCGAGATAGGTGTTGTAAGTGATTGTGTTTGCGTAGGTGTTGAAGCCTATCGTTGCGGTTTGTATAAATGCCAAGCCCGTTTCAACGACCGCCAAAGCAGCGGCAACCGTGCTATTGGTATCGTAAACTTCATA